CTCAATCGTCCATGCAGCGCACGACTGCCCTTGGAGCTGACCACAATGCGATGCTGGCAGAGAATGGAGATCGCCTCCGCGCCATTGGTTTGGGCTATGAAGAAGCCGCACAAGGCATCGCCGCAGTACAATCACGCATGAGTAATTTTATACTCTTAAGCAGAGAGTCTCAGCAACAATTCGCTCTTACTGCCGCAGCTAACGAGCAGCTTGGGATTAGTGCTGATGTGACTGCCGCTAATATGAATTTGATGACACGAGCAATGGGCATGACTACTCAAGAAGCCATAAACCACAGTAACGAGTTGGCAACTTTGGCTATAAATTTAGGTCGCCCACCACAACAAGTTGCAGAAGATTTTGCCGCAGCCGCACCACAGCTAGCCCAGTTCGGCTCTCGCATGACGGGTGTGTTTGAAGAACTCCAGATTCAAGCTGCCGCCACGGGCGTCTCGATGGAGCAATTATTGAGCATCGCAGAACAGATGGACACTTTTGAGGGCGCAGCCAATGCAGCCGGGCGATTGAATGCTGTTCTTGGGGGAGGCGGGGGTATGTTGAACTCCATGGATCTTTTGACTGCTGACGCTCCTGAGAAGATAAGAATGATTCAAGAAGCTTTTCAGCGAAGCGACGTAGCGATCGGAGATTTAAGCAGACACACTCAGAGGTATGTAGCTGATGTACTAGGCACTGACGTGGCACAAGCAAACCAGCTTTTGTCAGGCTCTATAGGAGATCAAGAAGCTGCCCTTCGCAGCCTCACAAACGAAGAACAAGATCTCGAAGCCCAGCGCCAACGAGCTGCCAGCCTTCAGCAGAAGCTCACATCGCTGATGACGGCATTTGGCGTAGCAGTTGAACCCATCGTCGAGGTGTTGCACGCGGTTATAACTCCGCTTGCCGAAATTATAACACAGAACAAATTACTATTCCAGGTTATTTCTGGGGGCGTTGTTGCGTTTACCCTTATGCGTCGTATTATGCGTGCTCGACAAGCACTGGCAGTTGCCGAATTGCCCACCATTGTGGCTAGGACAAATGCCTATAATGCACTAGCCACAGCTAAAACCCGAGCCGCCAGCGCCGGTCGTGTTGCTGGTGCAGGTGGTATTTTGGGCATCGGCGCTATTCCCATCCTGCTGACTGTGGGCGCTCTTGTATTAGCAATCGGCATCGGCATTGGCGTGGCGGCTTTTGGAATGAGCAAGCTTGTAGAGGCTTTTTCGGATTTTGCAGAGGCGATAAGTGTAGAGAAGATGCGTGCCCTCGCAATGATTGGTCTTGCCGCCCCCGGCTTCCTCCTCGCCGCCGCCGCGCTGCCTGTTTTGGCAATGGGAATTGGTGCGCTTGCAGCCGCCTTATTTTTATTGCCTGAACAAAAACTAGTATCCCTTCAGGGATCATTTGAAGCGATTGATGGTGCTGTAACTGCTGTAGCGACGACACCGGATGCCCCCTTGAAGATTATGGCAGTAATTGATAAAGCAAGCGAACTAGCTGACAAACAGATTGAATTACGGACAGATGTATTGTCTGCCACCGCTGATATGATTACTAATACTTTTAGTGATCTCTTTGGCAGCGAGGGTCGTGCAACCCAAGATATAGTACTAGTGTTGAAGGACCGCGAGTTCGCCCGAGCTGTCAATGCAGTAGTAGATAATAACCTAAGCGTAGTGACGAGGTAACCAAGAATGCCCAATAGAAGAGGAAATGGAGACGATGATGCGGATATGGAATTTACTTTAGCTGAAGCTGAAGGTGTTGATATGGAGTTCACGCTCGAAGAGGCTGACGCCTTAGCTGAAGACGATATAGCAGTAGATTCTTCTACGGGTGTAGGTGTGTTTCGCAGCACAGGCGGAACAAGCGGCTTTCAAGACCCCTCAGACTTTCAGGCGAACGAGCTTCAGCAATTTATTGAATTCTATCATGTCCCTAGTGGTAGGTCGGTACGCTTTAAGGCTTTTGTAACTGGATTTAGAGATAGATTCGCCTCCGAGTGGAACAAAGAAAACCTATTCGGGAGGATGGACCCTATTCAAACATTTAAAGGCACTCAACGCACGATAGAGCTTTCGTGGGAGGTTCCTGCTGCGTCGATGAGAGAAGCTCGCGCTAACCTCAAGCGAGCCTCTTTATTATTCAACATGCTTTACCCTGCTTATGATTCGGGAGGGATTATGACTACCCCGCCACTCTTTAAGTTGAAAATGATGAATTTGATTCAAGATACCGCCTCCACAGCTTTCCCTGGCGCGAGCGCAAAGCATGTGGGCTTGTTAGGTTCTGTTGGTGGTTTTGAATATGACCCTGACTTTGAATCGGGTGTTTTCCACGCCGGTCCAGGGAAAATATACCCTCAGGCAATACGGCTTTCTTGCACTTTCACTGTGAACCACACTCACATCATTGGGTGGGATAAGATGGGTGATTATTGGGACAATAACAATAATTTCCCCTATGGTGATGGACCTCGCACTCCTACCATTTCGGGAGCCATCGACGAGGTTTTGAGCGGAATGGGCTCGCCAGACGCCGGGGACGAAGCAGCCGACCAAGGGCTGGAAACTGGAACTACTGATGCCGTAACTAGCAACACTGCCACTGCGGATGAGCTGGCTGCATCTGAGTCGGAACTTCTAGGAGAATAAAATAGCATGTCAAGATATAGAAAAAAAAGCCCTCTTATGAACGAAGAAGATTCTTATTTTAACATTTTTAGGGAACGTGGTGTAAAATACATTCGTCAGTACAGCAGTGCTAATCTACATCACCCTACTGTGGGGCAAAGAGCTAAGCTTAAGAGGGTTACCCACATATGGAAGCTTGGAGATCGCTTTTATAAATTAGCCCATAAGCATTATGGGAATGCAAAGTTATGGTGGGTTATTGCTTGGTACAACCAGACACCCACAGAGGCTCACCTTACAGTGGGACAGCCTATCAAAATTCCATTTCCCCTTGAAGATGTTTTATCGCTGTTGGTAAATAAATAATATGTCCGAAGAAAGACCCGAAGAAGAAGAAGTCCCCACTGCCACTGGAGGGGATGAGATTGAGGATGATACCGCACTAGGGGCTATTACAAGTGCTCTTACAGAAACGGTCACCGATGCTGCCGCTGGAGTAGTGGAAGCTGGTGGGGAAGCGGTAGCTGGTACTCTTGCTTCCGTCGGGGCTGATGAATCAGCACAGGCTGTAGCCGAAAGCACCGCCTCTGTCTCTAGCAGTTTAGATTCTATGGGGGAAACACCCCCCTCAGAAGCGGAACAAGCTGGGGAAAATACTATTGAAGACCTTCAAGAGCGCGAACAAGCTCGAAGTTTTCAAGAACAGTGTTATTTGCTTTACAATTGGAGAAAGTTCGCAGCTTTCAATCATGACGCGGCATACCGGCGTTTTGTGAAAGTTCATGACGGTGGGAACTCACCTTCAGAAATGCTCAATGCAATGACGGCGGTAGCTGCGGTAGCTCAAGCCGTGGAGGAATTACCCGCCCTGTATTCGTCGCTGGTTCCTAAAATACGAATCTATAAGAGTTATCAACCCACCGCAGATCTTAATGCGGAGTCGGTAGATGTGGAGGTGAAGTTTGATAATTTTACTTCGGATCTCCATGACTTAATGGTTTTGCCCGCTCACGGCAGAGGTCAAGGAGCAGGGATCATGAGTTTTGAATTCAAAAATAGTGGGAACATGCCAGGAGCAGCAGTTCGCTCTCTGGAGGCAACTCTCTCACTGCACCTCAACTCATTACTTGATCTTGAGGTTGTCCGCGCCCATCCACGCGACAGCGTAACAGCGACCGAAGCCTCTCTTGCGCTATTGGAAAACGCGGAGCCGGTGAGGATTATAGATTTGTTTACTGCTTCCTCTAGCTTAGTGCCGGGAACTGATGAGCATAATCCCAATCATTATCGTATAAAAGCGATAGTGGGGTGGGAAACCCCCCGACAAATTTCGACTGGCGATCAGGACGCGCTGGAAGCTTTACGAGAGTTTGTTGAGCGCACAAGCCATACCTTCTTTCTGGAGCTGACCACTCACGAACTAGATTTAAAAGAAGATGGCACTGTATCGGTGAGTATATCCTATATTGCCACTTTAGAGAATGCGCTCCGAAGCGCCCAGCCTGGCGATAGCGATGTGTTGTTTGGGACGTTGCCGCGCCGCGTCCAAAGTGAAGTTGCTCGGGAAAGACAAGCGATTCGAACTCAACGTGAGTCGATGCAGGAGCAAGTATCTCAAAGGGGGTGTGACGCTCAAGAACGCGCTCGCTTGAGTGGTCGGAATGAGGAATCCCAAGCCGAAGCCGCACAGAGTGCCCGAGAAGATGCCGACTCGGACAACGAAGAAAGAGAAGAAGCTTTACAAGCCCGAGAAAACCGCCAGCGCATGGCTCTTTATCAAAACTTTTTAGAATCTCTAATAGAACTCCATGGTTTGCGATACATTGATGTTGAGGGCGAAGAGTTGGGCGTTGTAAGCCGCCGCCTGTCCTTGAGCGACTACGGCAGTGTTGGGCTTCGAACAGCAATGTCGCTTGACCAGGCCGGTCGCACCGCAGCCATAAGTGCGGGTGAAACCGCGATTGGTCAATTTGCCGCGATTGGTGAAGGTGCTCAGGAAGATCTGGAGCGGCGAAGCCAAGGACAACTCACTGCCGATGAAGCTGCTCGACGACGCTCGTCCCGCGGCTCGGATATGAGCATCACATCTCGCATTAAGACAATCAGGTTTGATTTAGAGCACCGAGGCGACGCCGGAAACCTCAGCGCCTACTCGGGTCGCGGCAGTTTTACTACATCAATTACCGCAACTGGAGATGACGATGATCCTTCAGTCAACACACAAGCTTTACAAGGAATCAGAGCCTCCATTCGATCGTCTGAGGACGCTCAGATCCAAGAACGTACCGCACGCGAGGCAGCATCCACTAACGGAGGTTCAGCAGGTTTTGCTACCTCTGGTCGGAACACCGAATTGTGGCGTTCAATATGGGGAGCCAACAGTGGAAACATAGAAGCTCTCTCTGCAAGTCTGGTCCAAGGCACACAAGTCGCCCGCGTCGAGCCGGGCAAGTATAGAGTCTTTTTTGTCTACTTGGGAGATATTATTGATGCGGCATTAGGGTTTATTGAATCAGAATCTACGCGAAAAGAATTGCGACAGATGCGAACGCTAGTTGGTCCTACGGAATTCATAGACCCGACCACCCCCGAGCTTACGCGCAATTATGTAAATTTGGCTGACGTTCCCATCTCATGGACACAGCTTCAGAAATGGTTTGGGCGAGATATTGTTGCGGCAGATGTTTTGCAGATTTCATTTAGTGAGTTTTTAACGAAAGTGACGCGAAGCTTGTTGCGAGAGGCGTTCGGACCCCGCTGTTTTGAGCGCGACATGGATGGGGCTGTTGCCACCTCCGCGGTAATTACCACTAATATGTTTCAATTGAACACGCAGATCGACCCTTTTACTGAGACAGTGCCACCCTACCCCTATGGAGGAGGAGTGGTCAATTTTAGTCCTTCGCAATTCGCTCAGGACCGATTTAGCCCAGGCGCTACTTCCAATTATCTTTTTATTTTTGGACAAATGCGTGACCCGAATAGTTTAATTTTTGATCCCACCATCCACCCCGGCACGCGCCGAAGTCGCGATGCCTCAAAGGGGATCTATCACTTGCGCCATGGCTCAGCTACAGGTATTGTAAAGAGGATCACCTTCAAGCGCAAGGACGATCCTCAATTGCGCTCAGCAAACATCGCCCGCGCCGCCCAATCGGATTCTGGCGCTAATAGATTTCGCATTTTGCGAGAACGGTACGATGCTGATGTGAGCATGTTGGGTAACGGCTTATTTAAGCCAGGGGATTATGTATATGTTGATCCATCGTTTTGGACTGGTCAATCTGGACCGGGCAACATTGTTAGTTCTAATTCTAGATTCAAGGGATATTATTCAGTTTTAGAGTCCCGCTCTGTTATTGAGTCTGGTAAATATGAGACAGAAATTAGCTGCGTTTATCAAGCGGATGGAGAAACCAGTGAAGACTACTCAGGCACTCGCCCTCGTTCTACACCTGAGCACTCATGCGAAAACACCTCCCCGCAATCTATTGGGCAGGACTCCGCTGTATCATCGATCCCCTCTCCCCCAAGTGTTAGCTCCGCTGCCGGGTCACAAGAAACTTCATAAACTATTTAGGAATAAGCACAATGCCACAGCCACCACGAGGAAATAACAAATTAGGTGCCTTTGCAGCCTTTGCAGAGAAGACTATTTACAAGCGGTATGCATATCCTCAGGGGGTGCCTTCAATTGACTTGTGGGAAAAAGGACACCAGCTCTATGGCAAGGTAGATTACCACAACAATGTCCGGCTTGTTAGAGAAGATACGCTGAAACAATTACCCAGCAGCCAGCGTAATGCAAAGACTCTTTTTGCTTTAAATTATGTTGCTGATGCTTTTCTGGATCTTAAAAAATACTATGAAGACGCAGCCCGTTCAGGAGTCATCTCCTCAGCGAGCAATATTTTGATGAACCCTCAAAGCGCCTGGACTAATGTGCATGATGCTTTTCACGAGTACAACCAGGCTGTCTACACTCTTTTCATAGACAATTATTTATCAGATGCAGTATCGCGAGAAATTACGAGCTTTAATCTCTTTATAAGGCATTTTCTTCGTTTTGCCGCTACGCTTCCTCGCGGGACTTCTTTTACTCGCAGCGGCTTTATTTATTCTAAGCTGACGCCTCCAAGCTCGACTGGGCTTTTTATTGAGATTGCAAAAGAAGATCACAGTGACGATTTTGTTAAATACAATAAATTCCTAAAGGATAAGAATTTTAAATTTTATGCTAAGGCTGCTGCTCGTTTTGGGTTTTTGGTCGACAAGAATGCGCCTTGGAGGCTCGTGGCTAATCTACGTTCTCCCGCTATGCAGGGTTATATGGAATCATACGGCATCCATCCCGACGATATGTTTGACAACTATTATTTTTATGCCTGCGACCACGACATTCAAGCCCTTAAGATGTATTTTCGTGCATACTATGAAAATTTTATTTCCCAAAGTCCTACCGTCACAATTTTGTCCCGCAAGAATGGGAATACTTGTACGCACATTGTTAAACGATCTCCGATCTCCCCTTCTGACATGAATTCACTGGCAGACCCTATGTGGTTGCGAGCCTACGCTTATTTACGAACTTATGAGACTGATGCTAATTGGACCCAAACACATTTCGAAGACCAGATGGCGCACATTATCCAATATTATAAAAAGAATACTTTACAAAACACCCAGAGATATGTTAGTTTAGATTTCAAACGATGTCATTCCCCTCCGTCCCCAGATGCAACAAAAGACTTGACATCGGGGACAGAAGGTGATAAAGTAGAGTTTCCTATTCAAAGAATAAAGCATCCGCTGAAATTTTAGAAAAAGAAGAAAGAGTTTACTTTGCTTTTCCAAAGCCTGGATAACAAACAAGAGTGTGTTGGCGTATACGCTGATGGTCGTATCCACTATCAGGATCTCCCCACCTCTTTAACTAAAACATGGGATTATTCCCCTGTTGTATCAGAAGAGCCAATCGACTATGCCAGATTTTATGCTGGCGGGCTATCGCTTGCTGATGCATGTCCACTATCCCTTCAAGGAGAGTGGTTGGCAGCTCGAAACAAGCTCAAGGCATTTATGCGCTCTTTCAACGAAGCTCAGGTCTCCCTGCACGAGAATTGTTTTTTTGATTTAGTCCCTGAGCGTTTTTTATTAGAGTTCTTCTATTTGAAAAGTGAAATTACAGCACACGCATTTGAAAACTATGAGCGCCCCCCAAACCATGAATTTTTGGTAAAGGTGGCATCCCTTATTCATGAAGTTTCTACGCGCCCTATTAGTGTGAACAAGTCTGCGCTTCGACCCCTTTTGGGCTCTACACGCGCTCGCAACTTTTGGAAGAAGCTAGATGTAAATTCACGCATTAATTATAATTTGTTTGGGGCGAAGACCGGCAGACTTACTACTAAAAAAGGAAGTTTTCCAATTTTAACTCTTGACCGTGGCTTACGCAAGGTGTTGGAACCTACCAACGATTGGTTTGTAGAGTTGGACTTCAATGCCGCCGAATTACGCACGTTACTGGCTCTCAGCGGCTCGGAGCAGCCCGAAGGTGACATTCATGACTGGAACATTCAAAATATATTTCAAGGCTTAGGGACTCGTGAGGAAGCCAAGAAGAGGGTGTTCTCTTGGCTGTACAATCCTTCAGCGACGGACGGTGGTTTAGGGAAGACGTATGACCGCAGCACAGTAATAAAAAAGTATTTTGATGGGTGCATGGTTAAAACAATCTTCGATCGTACCATACAGGCTGACCGTCACCGAGCCCTCAATTATATTATTCAAAGCACTACCAGTGATTTGTTCTTGGACCGTGCCATTGCTGTTAACAGCTTGTTAAAGGGGCGTCGCTCTCATGTTGCGTTTTTCATTCATGATAGCCTCGTTTTGGACGTGTGTGATCAAGAGAAGGATTTGCTCAAGGTGCTTATACAAGAGTTCGGTTCTACTCGACTAGGAGATTATACAGTTAATGTTAGCGCGGGAAAGAACTTTGGAGACATGAGGAAAATACAATGATAGAATACGATAAGCTAGTAAGGGATAAGATCCCTCAGATTATTCAAGAACAGGGCAAGGAGTGTGATTTTCGAATTGCACCCCCAGGAAGTTCTGAGTACAAATTGAGGCTAAGGAACAAGCTCTTAGAAGAAGCACAAGAGTTTTGTGACAACCCGTGCGTGGAGGAGATGGCAGATATTTTAGAGGTCATTGCGGCGATTCAACAAGCCGAGGAGCTTACCGAAGCTGACATTACGGCTGCACGCCACAAGAAGAATTTAGCTCGTGGTGCTTTTGCTGACGGGATTGTATTAGAGAGGGTTCTTTAAAGTGGACGTTGTTGTAGGTCTTGGTGCAACTGGTTGCGGCATCGCTGATGCTTTTGCCAATTATCCTCAATATCAAATTTATAAAATTGATACTGGGATCAAGGGCTATAAAAAAGATGGCATTTATAAAATGCCTAGTCAGCCCACCCACCAGGACTATGAAGCAAACTGCCCCTCTTTTAAACGCTTTTTTAAGGGCATTGCTGGAAAGGAGGCGTTGTTTGTTGTTTCTGGGACGGACAAGGTTTCTGGTGCCGCCCTGCAAATTCTCAAAACACTTCAGCCCATGTGTTCGGTGAGTATTCTATATGTACAGCGAGACACTGAGCTGATTTCGGCTGAGGCGGCGACTCAAGACCGCCTTACTTGTGGAGTGTTACAAGAGTATGCGCGATCCGGCGTCTTTAGAGGCATTTATTTACTTAATCAAAGCAATCTTGAGGTTATTTTAGGGGATCTCCCTCTCAAGGAACATCAAAGCCGACTAGAGGCGCTGATTGTGAACACTGTTCATATGATCAACGTCTTTAATCACACCCCCTCAGTTGTCGATACTACGTCTAAGTTTCATGAACTAACGCGAGTTTGGACTTTTGGAACTGTGGAGTTTGAGACGGGTGAGGAAAAAAGGTTCTTTCCTTTGGCTGCTCCCACAGAGAGGATATTTTATTATGCAATTCCTGAAGAGGATGTTGACAAAGACGCGAAGCTACTCTCTAGGATTAAAAAGCAAATTAAAGAGAAGACTGGTGAAGACTGTCATGCTTCCTATATGATTCATTCGACCAAGTATGAGAAGCCTTATGTATATTGTCTATATGGTACGCGGCATGTGCAGCCGGTATAAATAAAAGAAGGAGAAAGAAAAAATGGAAAATCTATGGGTGGCGGTGCAGATTATTTTAGGTCTTTTGTATGCTAATTTGGCTGAGTGGGTTTTTCATAAATATATTTTTCATGTGCTGGGGAGAAAAAAGAAGAGTGTGTTCGCCTTTCATTGGTGGAGGCATCACAAGCTGGCACGACGACACAATCATGTTGATGAGGACTATATGAAGCCTTGGGGTTCTGGGAAAGAATTAGGCATCCTTATGATTGCGGGCTTTCTTCATTCTCCTTTGTTTATTGTTGCTCCTATCTTTACTCTGACTCTTTTCTACGGTATCTTCAATTACTACTATGTGCATAGACGGTCACATATTGACCCTGAATGGGCGAAAAGGAAAGTGCCCTGGCACTACGAACACCACATGGGGAAAGATCAGAATAAGAATTTTTGTGTTACAAAGCCTTGGTTTGATTGGGTAATGGGGACGCGGGTAAAATACGACTACCTTTTTGAGAAAAAATAAAAAATAGTGCTTGACATCAGAACCAAGATCGTGTAGTATAAGGGCATCTCAACACAAGAAAGGGAGAGATAATGAAGATGAAAACACACAAAGCAACTTTTAAGAAGAAGGATGGCACTGAACGTCTAATGACTTTTGTCCGAGCAGCGGACCTGCCTGAGACCTTTGTGAAGAAGGTTACCAAATCAGGGGACAGTAACCCTTCCCGACTGCCAGAAGGAATGGAGCTAGTATGGGATCTCGACAAGTCAGCTTTTCGTATCTTCAATTGGAAGACTGTTGTGGGAGCCGTAACAGAGAGCAGTGCAGACCCTAGTGTTTTGCGACACACTTAAGGCATTATGTACTTAACAAATTTCAGATTATGTGTTATACATTAATACACTTTTTATAAGAATATAAAAAAAACAAGGAGATAACAAATGGCTATTGATTTAAAGAAGATGCGGGAAAAGCTCGCATCGTTGCAGAACCGAGGTGGTGGCTCTTCACGATCCAGCTTTTGGCGTCCACAGGACGGCGACCAGCAGATCCGTATTGTTCCCACTGCTGATGGTGATCCTTTCAAGGATCGTCACTTTCATTACAACTTGGGCAGTAACGCTGGGTTCTTATGCCCTAAGAAGAATTATGGGGAAAGCTGCCCCGTATGCGACTTCGCTTCGGCTCTCTATAAGGAGGGGACCGAAGAGAGTCAGTCTATGGCAAAGAGTCTTTTCCCACGTCAGCGTTTTTTCTCACCAGTTCTCGTTCGCGGGGAAGAGGAAAGCGGTATTCGTATTTGGGGGTATGGCAAGATGGCATATGAGAGCCTTTTGAGCCTTGTTCTAAATCCTGAGTATGGTGACATTACTGATGTGATGGAGGGGACAGACCTTAAGCTTACTTATGGAAAGCCCCCTGGTGCTAATTTCCCGGTCACCAAGCTGGTGCCCTCCCGCAAGACTTCTCAACTTTGTGAGGATAAGACCGAGGAGGAGTGTAATGCTCTTCTGGAAACAATTCCTGACTTCACTGCGCTCTTCGAGCGTAAGACCGTTGAAGAGGTTCAGTCGATGCTAGATGCTTATTTGTCTGGCGACGAGTCCGCAGAGTCACGCTCTAATCAAACGGAGAAATATAATACTTCTACTCCTAATGATGATAAAAATGTTACACCCGCTGAGTCTGTCGAGACGGCTTTTGCTGAACTTCTAGGAGCATAAGTGCTCCACTCCGCAGGAGGGCACGGGATTACAGGTGCCCTATTTTTTAAAAATGAAAGAAGAATATCTATGAGTAAAGTAGAAAATGGTAACACTATCAGTGTTCATTATATTGGAAAGTTAGAGGACGGCGAGATGTTTGATAGTTCGCGTGAAAGAGGAGCCCCTCTGTCCTTTGAGGTTGGTGCCGGTCAGATGATTAGTGGTTTTGAAAATTCTGTTGTTGGCATGACGGCGGGTGAGACTAAGACAGTCACGCTCTCGCCTACTGAGGCATATGGAGAGCCCGACCCAACCCGTGTGAAGGCAGTGCCGCGCACTGCTTTTGCCCCTGAGATGGAATTCGAAGAGGGTGTTGTGGTGCAAGGTCAGACCGATATCGGCATTCCTTTTGTTGCTAAGATTCAATCATTCGATGACAATGAGGTTGTGTTGGATCTCAACCATCCTCTTGCGGGCAAGACTCTCAATTTTGAGATTGAAGTTGTCAGCATCAACAACGACTAAACGAGTCCACTCCGCAGGAGGGCACGGGGTTACAGGTGTCCTATTTTTTATAACAGGTAAGGGTGTAGATACATGGCAAATACGAAAAAGAAAGCAGTAAAAGCAGGTAAGATTTCTGTAGACGACTTGCGGAAGAGCCTAAATAAAAAGGCAGGTCGGATTGTGGCTTGGGATCTCAAAGAAGAAAACCCAACTCAGGTGGAACATTTTATCTCTACTGGCTCTCGCTGGCTCGATAGTATTATTTGCCGGGGCAAGCTTGCTGGAATTCCTGTAGGTAAAGTCAGCGAGATCGCTGGACTAGAGTCCACAGGAAAGTCCTTTATGGCAGCACAGATCGCAGCCAACGCCCAGAAGGATGGAATGCTGGTAGTTTATTTTGATTCTGAATCCGCTATCGACCCTCAATTTCTTTTACAAGCTGGTTGTGATTTGGATAATCTAATTTATGTACAAGCGCAGTCAGTAGAATATGTGCTGGAAACTATCGAGACAGTTTTGGGACAATATGACTCCCAGATTTTGTTTATATGGGATAGCCTTGCCTTGACACCAGCCGAGGCAGATATTGAAGGGGACTACAATCCTCTAAGCAGCATGGCAGTCAAGCCGCGAATCTTGTCTAAGGGGATGTCTAAACTGGTGCAGCCATTAGCCAATGGTCAGGCGACACTGTTGGTTTTAAACCAGCTAAAGACAAATATCACCCGCAATGTGTCCGAGGCGCTTACTACTCCTTATTTCACTCCTGGTGGCAAAGCCCTACTCTATACTTATAGTTTGCGAATTTGGCTCACTGGGCGAAAAGCGAAAGCATCATTCATCACCGACGAGAAAGGCTTTCGTATCGGTTCAGAAGTCAAGGTGAAGCTAGAGAAGTCCCGCTTCGGGACTCAGGGGCGTCAGTGTGCCTTTAAGATTCTGTGGGGAGGCACCGTTGGTGTTCAAGATGAAGAGAGTTGGCTGGAGGCTATCAAGGGATCAGACTCGGTGGAGAGCCGAGGGGCGTGGTACGCCCTGCTCTATGACGATGGCACTGAGGAGAAATTTCAAGCCGCTCACTGGCTAGAGAAGCTTCAACAGCCAAAATTTAGGGACCGAGTATTGCAGATAATGGATGAAGAAATTATTATGAAGTTTGAAAACCGGGAAGGCACCGCAGCTTCTTTTTATGAGGTTGATTCGGAACAAGACAACGAGGACGAGCAGAAAACAGCTTAGAAATTAAAGTAAAAAAGGTTTTTTTGTGATTGACAAGCTCTCAAATATAGTGTATAGTAGACCTACATTTGAGAGCTTTTTTATACCAGGAACGGAGAGTAATGTGACGAAGACCGACCCAAACACAACCCAGAAAAAGATGGTGATGATTGTTGATGCGCTGAATATGTATTTCCGTGCCTATATCCGCGACCCCTCGCTGTCGACAAACGGGCAACCCATCGGAGGAGTAAAGGGGTTTTTTAAAATTCTCCAAAAGCTTCTACGAGAGCACAACCCAGATAAGGTTGTGATCTGTTGGGATGGTGCAGGCGGCTCACGCAAGCGCAGAGCGACTGTTAAGGATTATAAGGCAGGCAGGAAGCCGATTCGTTTAAATCGTGATATCCACAACCTTACCGAAAATGAAGAAGTCGAGAACAAGATATGGCAGCAGACTCGCTTAGTAGAATATTTGAATTGTTTGCCCACCGTTCAACTTGTGCTGGACGATGTTGAAGCCGACGACATCATCTCTTATTTGTGTCGCAACCACCCTTCTTTTGTTGGATGGAATAAGCTGATTATCTCTAATGATAAAGATTTTTTACAGCTTTGTGATACTGAAACTGTGCTTTACCGTCCCGCTAAGAAGGAGGCAATGAATATCCCTCGCGTCCTTAGTGAGTACAATATTCATCCTGAGAATTTTGCCTTGGCTCGTGCTATTGCCGGTGATCCTTCTGACAATCTTCGCGGCATCCCAGGCGTTGGTCTTTCCACAGTGGCAAAGCGCATCCCTATGCTTAAGGAATCTCAGTCTGTGACAATCGATGAGGTGATCGATTATTGTGAAAACATTGACTCTAAAGTCACAGCTTATGGCAAGATCGCAGAAGGAAGAGACACAATTGAACTGAATTACAAGATGATGCAGTTGTATTCCCCCAGCATCTCGATCCAGGGGAAGAGCACAGTTGATAATGCGATAAATAACTGCGAGTACGCACTTAACAAAACAGAGTTTATTAAAATGACGATAGAAGATGGCTTTGGTGTCAGCAATTGGAACACACTCTTTCAGGTGATGAACAAGATCTCTTTCGACTTTGGGAATAACCGAGGCGCTCAATGACCCAGGCAAAGGATCAGGTTGGCTTTTCTCAATATGGCACCACCTTTCAGGAGAACTTGGCTACTCTTATTCTGGACGATCGCGCTTTTGCTGATCAGATCAATGAAGTTCTTGATATAAATTTCTTAGAGCTTAAATACTTACAGGCTTTTGTTCGCCACTTATTCGATTATAGACACAAGTATGGTACCCACCCTTCCCGCAGCACGTTTTCTACGGTACTTAAGGCAGGTCTCAACAGCGAGAGCGAACTAGTCCGTAATCAGACCTTGGACTTTTTTGACTCTCTCCCTACCGACAGCACAGATGGCGCAGTGCATACGAAGGAGGTTGCGCTTGACTTCTGTAAGAAACAAAAGCTTAAGGGAGCCATGATGCGCTGCGTTGGTCTTATCAAGACATCCAGCTTTGATGAAATTAGCAAGGTCATGAACGACGCCTTGTTGCTCGGTGCGGATAGCAACCATGGGTATGATTACGTCGTAGATTTTGAAAAGCGTTTTGCCATCAAGGCTCGCAACCCTATTACCACAGGCTGGAGTAAGATCGACGCTATTTGTAATGGTGGTCTTGGAGCTGGGGAGCTGGGTGTGGTTGTTGCTCCTACCGGGGCAGGAAAGTCCATGGCACTCGTCCATTTGGGCGCTCAAGCAGTTATGGCGGGAAAGACGGTGGTTCATTATACTCTAGAATTGCAAGACACTGTCGTTGCTCTTCGGTATGATAGTTGCATCACTGGCGTTCCGCTTACCGGCATTTTTAACCACAAAGAGGCTATTTATGAAAAGGTGCAAGAGGTGCCGGGTCGCCTAATTATTAAAGAGTACCCAACCAAGACCGCATCTACAGAAGTGATAAAAGCTCACCTTGAGAGGCTTCAGCGACAGCATGTTGATGTGGGAATGGTAATTGTAGATTACGGCGACTTGTTACGCCCAGTCAACGCTCAGCGCGAAAAGCGGAATGAACTTGAGTCGATCTACGAACAGCTTCGTGCCATTGCTCAAACTTTTAGTTGTCCCGTATGGACAGCTTCTCAAACCAACCGATCGGGTCTTAATGCTGAGGTGATCACCATGGAATCTATTTCTGAGGCATTCAATAAATGTTTTGTTGCGGATTTTATTTTTACAATTTCGCGAACTATCGAAGATAAAACGAGCAACGAGGGTCGAGTTTTTGTGGCGAAGAACCGCAACGGTCCAGATGGGATGGTGTTCCCTATATTCATGGATACTCGCAACGTAAAGATCAAGGTACTCTCCCAGAGTTTGCAGTCCGTGGGGGATATTGTGGCTAAATCTACTAAGCAGCAAGCCGAGTCCTTAAGAGAGAAATATAAGAGCTTTAAAGACAACAAGGATAACTAACAAATGACCAAAAAGAAAAAAGATATTTCAATTGATATTCTATCAAACATTACTGTGCATATGAAATATGCTCGATATTTGGATAAGAAGCAGCGCCGAGAAACATGGCGTGAAATTACTAATCGTAATAAGAACATGCATATTAAAAAATATCCCCACTTGAGAGATGAGATCACTAAGGCATATAAGTTTGTCATGAGGAAAGAGGTGCTGCCCTCTATGCGCTCAATGCAGTTCGCTGGTAAGTCGATTGAGGTGGCTCCTAACCGTGTTTTCAATTGTGCATACCTCCCTATAGATGATTGGCGATCATTTAGTGAGGTAATGTTTCTTTTGTTAGGTGGCACCGGGGTCGGATATTCAGTGCAGCGACATCATGTAGAGAAGCTACCCGAGATTCGTAAACCCAACCCTGAACGCTCCCGCCGCTTCTTGGTTTCTGATTCAATTGAAGGTTGGGCTGACGCGGTAAAAGCGTTAATGAAGTCTTATTTTTATGGAGGCTCCACGCTCCGCTTTGACTTTAGCGACATTCGTCCAAAGGGGGCTAAGCTCGTCACTTCTGGAGGGAAAGCGCCTGGACCACGACCACTTCAGGAATGCCTTGTTAAGATAAACGGTATGCTGAGTGAAAAGCAGGATGGAGATCAGCTAGAGGCAATTGAGGTCCATGATCTGATCTGCCATGTAGCTGACGCCGTTTTAGCGGGAGGCATTCGCCGTGCAGCCCTCATCTCTTTGTTTTCAGCAGATGATAATGAGATGCTGTCTGCAAAGACTGGGTCCTGGTGGGAGGCAAACCCTCAGCGCGGTCGAGCGAACAATTCAGCAGTGTTACTTAGACACCGGATTACTAAGGACTATTTTATGAATTTATGGTCCCGTGTCCAGGCGTCTGGTGCTGGTGAGCCGGGTTTTTATTTTTCTAATGATAAAGATTGGGGCACTAACCCTTGTTGCGAGATTGGTCTTCGCCCATATCAGTTTTGTAATTTGACTGAGGTGAACGTGAGCAATATCACCAGCCAACAAGATTTAGAAGAGCGTGTTAGAGTTGCCGCTTTCTTAGGCACTCTCCAGGCAGGATATACCGATTTTCATTACTTGCGCCCCGTATGGCAGAGGAACACCGAGAAAGAGGCTCTTATTGGCGTCTCAATGACCGGAATTGCATCTGGCGCGGTGCTTGCCGAAGGGATAGATTTATCTGCCGCCGCTTCCGTGGTGCGCTCTGAGAACCGGCGCGTCGCGGCTCTCATCGGCATCAATCCGGCTGCACGGACAACTTGTGTTAAGCCCGCGGGCACGACCTCTCTTACGCTTGGAACTAGTTCGGGGATTCATGCTTGGTATGACCATTATTATATTAGACGCATCCGCGTAGGCAAGAATGAGGCTATCTATAAATATTTAACAACTGCGGCACCAGACATGATTGAAGATGATTATTTCCGACCACATGATACGGCAGTCATTTCAATTCCTCAAGCTTCTCCCGAAAATTCTATTTTGCGTACCGAGTCCGCTTTATCACTGCTTCGGCGCATAAAAAAGATCACCACTGAGTGGGTGAAGCCGGGGCATGTGAGGGGGCAGAATACTCATAATGTGTCTGCGACCGTCTCTGTACGCTCTTCCGAGTGGGAAGATGTTGGAGAGTGGATGTGGGATAACCGTCATGTTTATAATGGCTTATCCGTACTACCTTTCTCCGAAAATGAACACACTTATGTGCAAGCCCCTTTTGAAAGCTGTTCCAAAGAAACCTATGATGTTCTGTATGATTCTCTGGTGTCGCTAGATCTTGCCGAAATTCGAGAAGAAACTGATGAAACAGACCTTCAAGGGGAGCTTGCTTGTGCGGGCGGAATGTGTGAAATTAAGTAAAAAAAGACTAAAAAAGACTTGACAATCCGTACATTATGGTGTAGTATGGATATTAATTAGAAAGGAGAGTTCTATCATGGCTCGAAATACAGATAATGAGAACGAAGAGAACGAGGTAAGCAAGGAGGAGCGCATTCAGACTTATGTGAAGTCGTTGCACGCGATCGAGGAGGCTATGGAGCCCTTCAAGGAGCAAAAGCGCAATCTTAAGGGCAACTATGTTGAGAACGGGTGGCTCAATAAGGAAGACATCTCGCTTGCAGTAAAGGCATATCGCTTGTTCAAGAATGATGTAGATATGGAACAATTGATGGATTATTATGATACGGTCAAGCGTTCGAAGAAGGGTGTGAAGTGAATCTAGTTCCCATGAACCGGCATTTGCTTGTACGCCCAGCAGGAGCCTCCGGTGATGAAGAAACCACCGGAATTGTCCTCCCTGAAGCGTACCTCAATGCACAAGAGCATGTATCTGTAGAAGTGTTATCGGTGGCTGCTGATTGCACTATTAACAATGATATCTCGCTTTTGGGTTGCACTGTAGTGGTGCCCAAGAACATGCTTGTGGAAGTTAGTACGGGAGCATCCACTTATAATTTGATACAGGAAAATTATATTCTTGGTGTGATCTCGCTCCCTAATGAGTCTTAAAGAAAGAGGAAATACATGACTGCATATATGCTTTGTAGCGCCATTATGGCAGCGGGATTTACCGCAAATGTTGAAGTAGCTTGCGATAATGCGGATTTAGTTTTAGAAGCTTCGCGTGAATATGAACTTGATCCCTTGGTTCTTGTTGCTTTAATTCAGGTTGAGAGTGGGTGGAATCCTACGGCTCGATCCCAGCGCGGAGCGTGTGGCTTGACTCAGGTTATGCCACGGTTTACGCTGCCTCGTGTTTCATGCCGCACGCTTATTCGCAATCCCGACATTTCTATTGTCCAGGGCGCTCGTGCTTTGCGCTCGTGGATCGATCGCGCAGGCAACCGCGGTAATTCTTCACGACAACTATTGCAGGCTCTTTGCGGATACAATGCGGGAAACATTTGTTATACAACTAGACAAACCTGGCGCGGACCAGGACGCGCATATGCTCGCCGCGTGGTGCGTTACGCAGGTACCTTGCGACGAGCCATGGAGACAATTCGCACACTGGACACAGCGCCGAACTCTGTTGAGCAAGGCACTTCTCTTGAGGAGTGGTATATGATGGAAGGATGTGGTTCATGAATGACTGTGCGGCATATTATGATAAAATCCCCGCGCACCTGAAGCGCGTGAACGGCTTTAGCGAAGAGTATAGTGATCTGCCCCCTCACCAGCGAGCATTTATTGAGAGCCTGGTGGGTGCCCCATCAGAGTGGGTGATCACGCTACCCGACGGGCGTGAGATTCGTCATTACGCTCAGCTTCAGTTTGACCCCTCCTCGAAAGGGCTGTAGCTTTGACTAAAGAACGTACAACTACTACGATCCCTTTTGTGGGACTACACGCTCATAGCGTTGCTGGCTCCCCTTTTGATGGCTTAGGTTATCCGGCGGAGCATATGGACTTTGCATATGACAACGGCATGGATGCATTAGCTTTGACAGACCACGGCAACTGCAATGGGCTCGCTTATCAAGTCCTTCATGCTCAAAAGATGCAGGCAGAGGGTCGTGAATTCAAGCCTATTTTTGGTGTCGAGGCATATTTTATACCGTCCATTGATGAGTGGAAGGGTGCTTATGAACAGGCAAAGCTAGAGAAAAAGCAAGCCAAGAAGTTAAAAGACACGGGTCAAGGCGGCGCAATTGTTGAAGACGAGAACCGTAGCATCAAGAGCGTGATTAATCGCCGCCGCCACCTCATCCTTTTGGCTCAAAATCAGACGGGTCTGTCTAATATTTTTAAATTAGTGTCACAGTCCTATGCTGAGGGGAATTTTTATCGATTCCCCAGGGTCGACTATTCCATGCTTGAGAAGCACAATGAAGGCATTATAGCCGCTTCTGCTTGCTTGGGTGGCGTTTATGCAGGCAGCATGTGGGAAAAACAAGAGGAGGGCTCTGAAGCGGTTTTAGAAGCGATGAGAGAAACTACTCGGCGGATGCTCTCAATTTTTGGAGATCGGTGGTACGGAGAACTTCAGTGGAATTCGATTCCCGAGCAGCACAGGTTGAATCAATATGTTATTCAAGTGTGTAATGAGTTCGGTGTCAAATTGATTTCGACGGCAGACAGTCATTATCCTTCTCCTGATCTATGGAAGGACCGCATTCTTTATAAGAAGTTGGGCTGGCTTAATAGCTATTCATCTGAGGAGGAATTCTCTCTCCCCGCTTCCGTAGATGAAGTTGGTTATGAGCTTTATCCTAAGAATGGCGATGAGATGTGGGAGTCTTATAAAAAGTATGCTGATGAGGCGGGGCTGCAATATGATGATGCGTTGGTGCGCCAATCAATAGAAGAGACCTATGACATCGCCCACTCCCGTATTGAAAGTTTCCTGCCGGATAATACGGTCAAGCTTCCTTCCTTTGTTGTACCGGAGGGCGAGACTCCTGAAGAAGCTTTGGCGCGAATTAGTACCCTCGCTCTAAAAGAGATGCTCCAGCGCCGCAAGGATATCACGGCAGAGCAGGCGAGAGATTATGCTTTACGCCTAAAGGAAGAATTAGAAATTATCAATGATCGAGGTTTTTCGAAGTACTTTCTGACGATGCACGCGATTGCTGAAAAAGCCGTCGAAAACCAGCTTACAGGACCGGGCAGAGGCTCGTCGGCAGGCTCTTTAGTTTCCTATGCCTTGGGCATTACTCAGGTAGATCCTATTAAATATGGTCTTCTTTTCAGTCGCTTTTTGCGTAAGGATGCTACCGACTATCCAGATATTGATTATGATGTTTCAGACCCCATGGTCCTTAAAGACTTTTTGGCACAAGAGTGGGGCGAAAATACAGTAGTCCCCATATCCAATTGGAACACGCTGCAACTGCGCTCTTTGATTAAGGATATCTCTAAGCTTTATCAAATTCCATTTACAGAGGTTAATGCCGTTACGGGTCGAATGCTTTTTGAGGCAACTCCTGCTGCCAAGGCAAAGCATGGTATTAAAGCCGGTGTTTACGTTCCTACTTTTGAAGAGGTGATGGAATTCAGTAGTAGTCTTAAAAGTTTTTTGGAAAAGTACCCGCAGGTCAAGGTTCATGTTGAGACTTTGTGCGGGCAGGTACGCTCTTGTTCTCGCCACGCGGGCGGTGTGGTCATTGGGGAGAATCTCGATGAACAGATGCCTTTAATTGTATCAGGCGGTGTTCGCCAAACTCCTTGGTCTGAAGGGCAGCATGTAAGGCACCTGGAGCCCCTGGGCTTTATTAAGTTTGATATTCTAGGGCTTGGCACCTTGCGTATGATCGAGGGAGCCATTCGCCATATCTTGAAGCGCCACTATGATGTCCCCGATCCAACATTTGAGGATGTGCGAGAATTTTATAACAAGCAGCTCCATCCCGATGTTCTTGATTTACACGATTCCAGTGTGTACTCTGAGATATTTCACCGAGGCACTTGGGCAGGTGTTTTTCAATTTACGGAGTCCGGCGCACAAAGTTTTTGTACGAACGTGAAGCCAAACAGTATTATTGATATTGCTGCGGTTACGTCCATCTTCCGCCCTGGTCCGCTATCGGCAGGGGTGGATAAAAAGTTTATCGCCGCCAAAGAACACCCTGGGCGCATCAATTATGTACATGAAATTGTTCGTGACGTGACTGCTGAGACTTATGGTTTTCTTATCTTTCAGGAGCAGATTGCTACGCTGGCTCATCGACTGGGCAAGAACATCTCTCTTGATGAAGGGAACCTGCTTCGTAAACTCCTTACTAAAAAGGGAACCGGAAAGGGAGCCAAGGCGAAGGAGAAAATTTATAATAAGTTTGTTGAAGGGTGTGCCGAGAAGGGGATCGCTCGCAAAGATGCTGATGAGATTTGGTCGACCTTCGAGTTTTTCTCAGGATATGGTTTCAACAAGTCTCATGCTGTGTCTTATAGTATACTTTCCTACCAGTGTGCGTGGCTTTTGCGCTACTATCCAGCGGAATGGTCGGCAGCGTTTTTGGATAAGGAGCCCGAGCGCCGAAAAGAAAAGGCTATTAATTTGGTTAAGCAATTGGGCTTCAAGGTACAGTCCTTGGACATCAACACCTCGGGCGTGGTCTGGGAGATTGCGGAAGATAATGAAACGCTTGTCCAGCCCCTTACTTCCGTCAAGGGTCTTGGTGAGGCTGCTATCAAGCAGATCATGGATCATCGTCCTTTTAATTCTGTAGAAGAATTTCTTTTCAACGAAGAGATGGTTTATTCGAAACTAAATAAAAAGGCTATTGATGTGTTGGTACGGAGCTATGCTCTGAGTTGTTTGATGGATGATCGTTTTTCGGGCATGAAGCACCTTTGGTCTGCGGTTGCGGTTGATCGCCCAAAGAACCGGAAGAAGCTCGCGGAGAATATCGATCTTTATGAGCCCGAAGGTGATTTCTCCACGGAAGAAAAGATTGAGTATTTGGTTTCCCTCACCGGGGTCTTCCCCCTGGGCTTGGTAATGAGCGAGGAGGTCCGAGGTCAGCTCGATTCTTATGGCGTGCCCCCTCTGGGGGAGTTTGATGTGGATCTGGGTGCTGCCTGGTTTATTCCCCGTGAAGTAATTGAAAAGAAAACTAAAAAGGGAAAGCTTTACTGGATCTTACGAGTCATCGACTCCACAAGTACAACCACTTCTATTAAGTGCTGGGGAGTCAAGCCAGAGATTGATGTGGTTCACATTAATCATCCATATATGGCACGTCTTGACTACGATGACCAGTGGGGCTTTAGCACGCGCAGCCTACGCAGAAATTTTAGACTATTGGCATAAAACCCAAGGAGAAGAAATAAAATGATTATTGAATATACAAAAGTTCGTCCTAATGTAATTGCGCCTACTCGCGCAAACCCTAGTGATGCCGGGTTAGATATTTTTTATTGCCCTGCTGAACAAAAGGTACCACCTGCCGTTGAAATGCAACCAGGAGAGTCTAAGCTGTTTCAAACGGGCTTGCGCTTCGGTATTCCTCACGGCTATATGTTAGAGGTAAAAAATCGTTCTAGCATGGCGGCAAAGAGGAGTTTGCTAGTGGGCGCATGTGTTGTGGATTCGGGCTATGATGGCGAAGTGTTCATCAACCTTCACAATGTAGGCAACACTACCCAGTGGGTTTACCCTGGTGCAAAAATTGCTCAAGTGGTGATGACTCCGGTCATTAGTTTCCGCGCCGTTGAATGCAGGGATGGCGCTCTATATGCCCGAGAGCCAATTACTATTAGCGATCGCGGCGATGGGGCTCTCGGCTCTACTGATGTAAAAAAGGCAACCAAGTCATGAACCGCAAAGAACGCCGAGCACTCAAGAGTGCAGCCAGGAAAGCAGGAACCACCACAGGAGATCTTGAAAAGTCTTTAGGGATGTTCGACATGCTCCCAGATGCTTGCACCTCTTGCTCAACTGAGTTTGATAAGCGTTCTAAAGAGATGGCTTTTACATGGCGTGTAGTGGTAAGGAAAGATCCCGATTCGGTCAGGTTGTTCTGCCCTGCGTGCGTGGACAAGGTTAGAGAATTTGTAGACAACAATGCGGAAAACATGGGAGGCAAAGATGGCAGCTAAGTTATGGAGCAAAGATAGTGGAGCAGTAGGCTTTAGTTCAAAAAGTGCAGACTGGGAAACCCCTCAGGACTTTTTTGACAAGCTGAATAAGAAGTATAATTTTACCTTAGATCCGTGCGCGACCGCCGCTACTGCTAAGTGTGCTAAGTATTTTACTGAGGCAGACGACGGCTTGAGCAAGAGTTGGGAAGGGCATACTGTTTTTATGAACCCTCCGTATGGGCGTGGAATTAAGACGTGGATTGAAAAGGCATATCGTGAATCTTTGAAAGAAAATACAACTGTTGTTTGTTTGATCCCTTCGCGCACGGATACGAAGTATTGGCATGACTATTGTATGAAGGCTAGGGAAATTCATTTTGTGAAAGGTCGTCTTAAGTTTGGAGGATCGAAAAACGCCGCCCCGTTCCCTTCTGCGGTCGTTGTCTTTAGTTCAGGTCCAAGTTATCATACTCTAAGACTTGTAGGGGGTGCAATATGAGTGGTAATAAAATTCGCGATGCTCTTGCTTACGATGATGTCTTGCTGGTTCCACAATATAGCGATATTGAGAGTCGTCAAGAGGTTAGTTTGGAGAGCGCCTTGGATAATGTTTTGAGCATTAAGCTTCCCATCATTTCAAGCCCCATGGATACTGTGACGGGTACTGAAATGGCATCCACTTTATCCGATCTGGGCGCGTTGCCAATTGTCCATCGCTACAATTCGGTGGCTGAGCAAGCCAAAATCATCAAGGACGCAGTAAATGCAACACAAGAGCTGCCGGTGATTGGCGCAGCCATTGGGGTTGCGGGAGACTTTGCAGAACGCGCTATTGCGGCGTATGATGCTGGGGCTCGTGTGATTTGCGTGGACGTCGCTCACGGTCATCATATTTTAGTAAAGCGCACTTTGGAACACTTGCGCGATGTTTTCGGAAATGATTTGCATATCATGGCAGGGAATGTGGCTACGCTAGACGGTTTTAATAGTTTAGCAGATTGGGGCGCAGACAGTGTTCGGTGCAACATTGGAAGCGGAAGCTGTTGCACTACGAAGATTCAAACGGGGCACGGGATACCAGGGCTTCAAACTATACTGGACTGCGCGGCATCCGATCGCGATGCTAAAATTATTGCTGATGGTGGAATCCGCAACTCAGGAGACATTGTAAAAGCTCTTGGCGCAGGCGCAGACTTTGTGATGTTAGGGTCGATGTTAGCGGGAACTAATGAAACGCCGGGTCATACGGTTGTCCATCCCGACGGAACACAACGAAAGATCTATCGCGGAATGGCATCGAGGCAGGCTCAAGAAGCGTGGCGAGGTCGAGTGTCGAGCTTGGAAGGAGTGGCAACTACAGTTCCATGTCGCGGTCCTGTTAAGAATATTATCGACTTGACATCACAAGGGATTCGAAGTGGGCTGTCCTATAGTGGCGCTCGCACAATCTCAGAGTTTCAGGCAAAGGCACAATTTGTTCGCCAAACCAACGCAGGGCAGATCGAATCCGCTCCTCACATCCTTCAAGGAAAAAAATAATGGCAAAAGAAAACGACAAGAGGATCACCTTTTATTACACTGACACCGGGCATCAAGAATTTAGACGCGCCCTTCGTCCCTACGAGGTTTCTCAAAGTTTATTTTTTCGTATTATAATGGAGGGGCTTGTTGCTGGTGAACCTTCAGTGGTGTCCTTTGTAAAGCGAAAGAAAAAAGCCTTAGAGAAAAAGAAAACCTCAGCCAAAAAACGAAAGACTACAAAGCGTTCAGCGGCTAAAATTGAGCGAGATAATATGACATATGATGAGAAAGAGCTTGAGAATATTTTTGATTTACTAGAAAGGAATGGGGCAATCAAATGAAATGTATGAAAATGTGTAAAGAATATGATGTGAGCTGTCCTAATTCTGATTGTCGGAATTGGATTGATTATGAAGAGGATTTAAATTGTACTCATGTAGCAGTAGAGAAGCATGGAGCCATGACTTTACGGCAGATTGGCGAACGCGAGGGCGTCACTCACGTCGCGGTTAAATATATTGTGGACAGTGCAGGCACAAAGTTGCGAAAAAAATTGAGAACATATCAATAGTAAGCGTATTTAACCTTGCAGAAAAGATGACTTTTTTGAATTTTGCATACTATTTACTAAGTGCAAATATCAAACCCCCCGCTTTATTCGGCGGTTTATTGTTAGGAGAGAAGAAAAATGAGTGAAAAAAAGCTATTAAGTGAATCCGCTGTACGCCGCTTGATGAAGTATGCCAATTTAGATCAGGCTACTGCTGAAGAGTTTTTGGCACGCACCGCCATTGCAGAAGAGACGGAGCAGGAAGCCGCCGCAACAGAACAGGAGTTGACCGAGCAAGAGTCTTCGCAGGAGTTGGAGCTTGACGCCGCTGCTGACCTTGATGATGCTAACGCTGACCTTGCAAGTGCTGCCGCCGATCTTGCCGACGCTTCCGACGACCTGGAGGACGCCGAGGATGACCTCGTCGCCGCCGCCGAAGCCCCGATGGACGAAGATCAGGTTGAGGCATTAGTAGACGCTGTTTTGTCTGCCATCAGCGACGTGACTGGTGTTGAGGCTGAAGTTGTATCTGACGTGGCTGCTGCCGAGATGGACGACGACGCCGCTGAGGACGAACTTGCCGCTGCTGCCGAACTCGAAGCCGCTGCTGAGCCAATGGGCGAGATGAAGAAGCAGGGCGAAAAGGACCGTGACGACGAAAGCGAAGGAGAGAGACTTGGCGCTCTTGATAAGCATGACGACGAGACTGAGAAGGACCGCCGTGATGATTCCCTGGGTGACTGGGGTTCGCGCACAGACGAGGCTGCTCTTGTTGCCCGCGTCACTCGCCGCGTAGCCGAACGCCTCCTCCGAAGCGTGGACACAGAAGACAATACTGACACAGAGTAAATCATTTTTCCTGTTGAGGAAACAATTTACTTAAAGTTTAGAGCCGCATAGTGTATTATACAAGCATTGTGCGGCTTTTTTGCGCTCAACGACGGGGATATGTATGTACAGTGGTGTTATTATTGGTGTTATCGTTGGTTTTATAGGCGCTGCTTTTTGCATTAGACTAATTATTAAGGTAATGTTACGCAACCTTATTGCTGCCGCCGAGGCAGAAGTACTTGCACTTATAGCTTCCGGCGCGGAACTGTATCACTCGTCAAGTGCTTTGCTGGATTTAGTAGCAATTCATGTTGATGACAAGGACCGCGAGAGATTGCGCGTCATGCAGGAGGTAATAGCCCATCGCTATGATGAGTGGAAACTTAGCGCCCTAGAGCACTTAGAATCACACCATCCAGTATCCGTGAGTCATGGGGGTGACTCTTGGAATGCCGCCATGACAGCCGCACTCAAGCAGAGCGTACCATACAGACACAGACAAGAGAAATAAAACCCAAGGAGCACTCTACCCATGACTAAGAAAACAAAGAAGAAGAATAGTAAGGAAAAAGCTGAGATGACGGAAGAGGCAGAAGTGTCTCCTGAAGACCAAAATGTGGAGATGGACCTCCCTCCTTATGTTATTCTACAAGTACCGTCAGAGCCGCGCCCATCCTCTTCGCCGTCCCCTGTCCGTGTAACAGGGTTGGTGGGCGACGTTACGGAAGATAAGACCGCCGACGTTCTTAGTGGTATCATTAGCCTAATGGATAAAGGTCGCGTGGAAACCCCCAAAGAAGACGGTACCGTGGAAGTATCGTACTTGCCCTTTGAGGTAATTATTTCTACTAACGGAGGCTCAGCCTCAGAGATGTTTTCACTCTTTGATTTAATAAACTATGCTAAAGAACGATATGAAGTGCGAACGCTAGGATTGGGAAAAGTAATGTCAGCGGGCGTTCCTCTCTTAGCCGCTGGTACTAAGGGTTCTCGCCGCATTGGGCGAAATTGCCGCGTCATGCTGCACTCTGTCGTCGCTGCTTTTGGAGGCGCGATGCACGACTTAGATGTTGAGATGGAAGAGGTTCGATGGGCACAGGAGAAATATATTGACGCGCTGGTACAAACTACGGATATGACCAAGGCGTATCTTCGTAAACTCCTCAAGAGGAAAGTAAATGTTTATTTGACAGCTCAAGAGGCAGTTGATTTGGGAATTGCAGACGAGATAATTTGATGGGGATTGAGGAAAAGATTTTTTATAATGAAGGGACCGCCATGCGTTTTGGCTGGTTTCCCTCATGGTTTGGTGCAAAGCATTTTGATGGCGACTTGATCCGCAAAATTCGACAGTGGCAGAAGAAGAACAAGCTGAAAGCCGATGGGCTCGTGGGTCCTAAGACTTTCCGCCGAATCTATACAGAGAAAGAGGCAGAAAAGTCAGAACTCCCTGAGAAGGAAGAGATCACCCCGAGCGGCGTGTTATATTACAACGGAGAAGAAATTCCTATCGCATGGGACAAAGTGGTTACCTGGCATGATGCACCGTCTTCAATTATTGTTCCTAATGAATCCTCTTACTATGCATACGATAAGGGGGAGCGAGAAATAGACTTCTTTGTGAATCATTGGGACGCCACACTCTCAGCCGCCACATGTAGCCGTATCTTGGCTCGCCGCAATTTATCGGTTCATTTTTGTATTGATAATGATGGCACCATATATCAGCTTCTAGACATGCAGCACGCGGCAAAGCACGCCGGTCGAGCCAACAGGACTTCAGTAGGCGTTGAAATTAGTAACGCTTATTATTTGAAATATCAGTCGACTTATAAGCGCAAGGGCTTTCCCGAGCGCCCTGTAATTACTAACGCGAGGGTTCACGGCAGGAAACTGAAACCCTTCACTGGCTTTTACCCGGTGCAGCTAGAAGCGTTAAAGGCTCTCTGGTCGGCAGTAGCCGATGCGACGGGCATCCCCTTGGAGTGCCCCTTAGATTCTAATGGCGAACTAGTTACGGGCGTAGATTATCGCGCCCGCCGCAATTCTTTTAAAGGTTTTGTAAATCATTATAATCTTTCTCGGAAAAAGATTGACTGTGCAGGTCTCGAATTGGACAAACTATTGCAGGAGATAAAAGATGAAAAAGCGTGAACTTGAGAAGATAATTGACGAGGCTTTTGAACGACACCACGAGTCTGAGGCTGAAGCAAAGCTTACACCTACGCTGTTTAGGGAGATGGTTGAACAGGCGGTCTCAGAGAGTACCGGGGAACCACTAGATTTAGGCACCGAGGCAGACGATGAGGTTGCCGTCTGCGACTCAGCTATTGGTTGTGAGGATTTCGGCACACCGAACCTAGATGAGTCTCTCCAAGAGCAAATATCGGGTCAAGCCAGCGAAAGAAATTTAGTAGCCGCGATCAATGGCGTAGTTGAAGCTAACGGGGGAGAGCCTGTGGCACTCACGATTGGGAGTCTAGGCGAACACCTAGTGGTAGGGGCTAAGCAAATGGGCGGCGGCAAGCCAGAGCCTAAAGCTGACATTAGTATCTTGCTCGCCTCGGGAGAAGCTTTGGGAATTAGCATGAAGAAGGAGAACTTTTCATTTTTAGAAAACCGAATGGATGAGAGGAAATTCCGAGCCAAACTTGCTGAAGTAGGCTTAGAGCAAGAGGCTAGCGACATTCTTGTCGCTGACATGAAAGAAAAGCTTGCCGAAGTGACAAAAGAACAGGCTGCTGTAATTGAAGAGGAGAAGAGGCGCTTTCTTGCCATCGTACAGAGCGCAGACCCTTCATATGTTTTTGCATCTCCTTTGATTAAAGATAGCCCGGCACACCAAGCTTTAGCCGCTTCCGACACTTTTGGGAGAGGCGGTGTTTTAAAAAATTCCTTTAAGA